GCGCTCAACCCTCTGCTCCCTATGGCCCCTGCCGCCGACCACCCGACGCTCATCATCACCGTGTCCACCGTGCTTGTGCAGGGAATCACTATTTTCCACGCCACAATTGTCAATCTCCCCATCGGCGTGGCGAACGCTCCTATTCTGCCCCAGTTCCCCGCCCAACTCGCCCCCCCCCCAGTGGGACCTCAAATGCCCATTGTCGGTTTCAGCCCAGTTTTCCTCGCACTCCCCACTTTCCTGCACATGCTCCGCGCTGTGCCCCACACGTTTGCCCGCACGCTGAACCCGTACCGCGATCTGAACCGCTGGGACCCCTCTGCCATCCACGCCGCCGTCACGCTCAACCAAGCCCTCCCCGTTGCCGTTCCCCAGGCGTATGTGCCACTTCCCGCAGTCGGGCTCACCGCTTCCCGTGTGGTCTACCAGAGCCAACCAAACGCGTCCGATCTCCTTTCCGAAGATCTCCGCAACCACCCCTCTGCGTGGCTCGTGCGCGAAAGCGACGGCAGTCTCGGCGCCTCCGTGCGGCGCATGTGCAAAGATCTCCCCCCCAGATCTGTCGAACTTGTGTCTCTGCTCGGTGTGGCCGGCTGCGGCAAAACCACACTCGCCCGCACTCTCGTCACCAACCTCGCCGACACTTTCTGGGCTTTCCCTGGCGATCTGGTGTCCTCAATGGCCACCGCCACCAACTCTCTCCCACTGCCCAATCTCCACTCCACTCACTATGTTGCCGGCATGGAGGTGTTCCGCAAAGGTCTCCACGGCACCCTCGTGCTCGATGATTTCACCAAGTTTCCCCCCGGCACGCTCGATGTCCTCATCCAGGCGAACCCGATGCTCAACAGGATTATCATCACCGGCGACCCCGCCCAAACCTGTTGTTCTTTCCCTGCCGAGGACGCGAAAACCGACACCCTCGATTCCATCGCCGCGTCTCTTTTAAAACTACATCCCGGCCTGAGCTACGCCACGCTGTCCTACCGTCTCGCGCCCGGCGTCGCCGATGTTCTCGGTATCCCGACACTCAGCCGCCGAACCGGCAACCTGTTTTTTGTCAGTCAACCCGTGCCCACCACGCCGCTCTTGGTCACCTCTCCCCGGTTCAAAAACACAAAACAGCTCGGCGGCACCACTGCTTTTGTCACGTCACTCACTCAGGGCCTCGATATCGCCGGCGACCTCACTCTCGATTTCGGCGGTATGAGCAGTTCGATGACCGACGCCCCAGTGTGGGTCGGGCTCACACGCGCTCAGGGCAATGTTTTTATCAATTTCGACCAGGCCACCCTCCCACCCACGAACGCTGTGTGGGGCTCTTCCCCGATCGCAGCCACACTTGTCGGTGTCTCTGCCACGTCAGGCCACGCATTGCTCACCCCCGCTTCCGACCCCGACCGACTGATCGCCCGCGCCGTCAGCGAACATATCCGGACGTGCGTCCCCTCGCTCCGCGGACAAGCCCCAGCGCTCCCGTTTGTCGGTTTCTCCGGGGACACTGTCCCTTCTCTCCCCACCGCCGCGAATTTTGACACGGCCGCAGCCAATCAAGCCCT